GGAGCAAACAAGATTACTTGTGTCATTGCTGGTTCATTTAGAGGTAATGTTGATGGTGCTTCGCCATTACTTATCTCAACAGGCTATGTTGATGGAGCTAATTTGATCCATCACATATCTACTGAGAATGGATTCTCTGGAGCATCAATTGTAGACTCTGAACGGAAGAAGGCGTATGGAATACATCTAGGCCATTATGGATATAATGCACCAAATCGATTTGTCTCCTATGAACAAAAGGACATCGATTTTATGTTGGGACGAGAGTCAGCACCATTCGACGCGCACAACCCACCTAAGCCTTTGGACCATAACGATGGTCCATCCCCTTCGGGGGAATCCCAGTAACCACTTTACCTTACCTCTGGGGCGGCTGGTTCAATGAACTCAGCCAGCGCTGTCCAAGTGGTTACTCAATCCCAGAGGACAAATTATGGCCCCACAGGCACGTGGGGTACATACCAGGCTTTTACCGAACGCCCAAAGCAGAGCAGTGTGATAACACGGTTCTTAGCAGAGAATATCAACTAATAGACCCGCATATGGAAAACATTCCAGTTCCACTCACTCACGGAGTGATTACAACTACATGGGAGGCAATCGAGAAACAATTTCTGATGTTTTGTGGCAGGCAAACTGATACTGAAATGCCCTTGGAGACCCATTGGGCAGAACGTCAAATCATCGAAATGTTTTCCGAGCGTAAGATTTATTCACAGGAGTTGCCCATCAATGAATGGGAGATGAACCTCAGTGCATCATGCGGTTTTGGCTACAATGATCAATACCCCGACAAACGTACTTTCTACATCCTCAACTTACCAGAACAGATGGATTACTTAGACAAGTTCTATATTATAGACTGTATTCCGTTACCCAAGGTATTTGGTAAAACTGAATATCTACCTTTTGAGAAGATAGATGAGGAGAATCAACGTTGCATTGAATCATACCAAGTAGTCACAACTGGGGCACAGGTTCACATTCATCAATACTTCAATAAACAGCTCGCAAAACATGGAAATGATCCTGACTTTCCCTTGAAACTAGGGGTTATCTTCAGCGATGGTGGCTTCGACCGCCTGATGAGGAACCTAGAGGGATTTGTCTGCGGCATGGGAGATGTTAAGAAATGGGACAAACACTTCCTTGCTAGATTACGTAGATTTTGCAAACGCATCAGAATGTCCCTATATCGTGGAATCAACCCTGAAACTTACCGAAAGAAATTGGAATGGGACTATCGGTGGGCACAGCATGCCTATGTTCTCTTGCCCTGGGGGCAAGTAGTATGCTTGTATAGTGGTATGCTCTCTGGACATGTCAATACCTCTTATGATAATTCAATAGCGCACCTTTTGATTACATTAGCATATGTAAAACATCACGAGAAAGAAATCGGTTATAAGATTAACACTTTTAGAGATGCCCTTTCAGTAATGAAGTTTTACCTCTATGCCGATGATCATTTGTTTCGAGTGAATCTGAAGTACTCTTTTCTCTCCACATTTGCTAGGCGTGCAGAGTTTTACCGCCGCTTCGGATTTACACTCAAGCCAGAGGATGACAAGGTCCTGGACAGACCACATGGACTCACTTTCCTTGGTGGTGAAGTACGACACGTACTCGGACACTATGTCCCAGCATACAACATTAGTAGGATTTGGAGCAGCACTGTCTATCAGTCGCCAGAATCTCCAAATATGAAGGAAATCGATTATTTCAACAAGGCCAAGAGCTTACTACTACTGTTGTGTGGCCATGGAAGTGAGATCTATAATTATTATCGAACAACCGTATTGAGAAAGATAGTATCATGCTTCGACCTAAATCAGCCCGGATGGCGCCATCAAGCTCAAATGGACGATTTTCGCATTGATGGGACACCAGATATACCCACTTATAAATGGGCTTGGGCCTTCTGGACTGGATCAGAGTCAAAACACAGGCCCTTGGCGAATTCCTGTGTGTCGCCACAAAATAGGAGTGTGGACAAGTCCCCTCCTTTGCATGAGCTATAAATATCACGGTAATTGGTGTGGTCCTGGTTGGTCCGGCGGTAAATACCAACAATCAGTAGAAGACGAATTGGTTGAAGCAGTTGACGAATTCGATCAAACTTGCAAAGACCACGACAAATCTTATGCCAGAGGCGAAGATCTCAACGAAGCAGATAAGAGATTTGTTAACTCAAACATCGGAAAAGGAATACGGAGAAGCTTGGCGGCAATTGCTGTTGAAATGTCTAGACAATATCGACAAGGCACTACCTCAAAGCAAATGCCAATTCCTGGTAGCAATCCAGAGTCTTACGTACCCCCCAGGAGACGACTTCTGGCAGGGGCTGGACTCGAAGGAAGAAGAGGAAGAAGAGGAAGAAGTGGAAGAGGAGGATTTGCACCAAGAATGGGTAGACGAAACAAGCCTAGAGGTAGAGTTCCACGAGGAAATACAATTGCCAAGCAACTTGCGAGACTTCATCAAATCATTCGCGGTCAGGCACTCTCAACAAGGAAAGGAAGAGTCAGAGGACGATCTGGTCTATCAGCTGGAGGAAATGGTTCAATTCCTGGTGCTTACACAACCACAACTCACAAACCTCATAGTAGAATACGTCAAGTCAAGGACGGTATAATACTGGAAGGGAAGGATTACTTCACAACAGTCAAATCCGGCACTGCCGGAAATGCTCCAGGCGACAACCTGGTTGACTGTGATCTGACATTAGATTCATTCCCAAGCACACGTGTCAGAATTGAAAAGAATCTGTGGCAGAATTGGAAGGTAGAACAATTGATGGTGCATTACGTACCTGAGGTTGGGACATCGCAAGGTGGCTCCATTATAGGAGCCGTCTTACAAGACCCTGAAGATCCCTTAGCTATTGGAGACAATAACAAAAGGTTTCTCATGTCTGTTCGCGGTAGTTCGGCCCATCAAGTTTTCACCAAGGGGACCTACGTGGCCCATAGACTTGGTAGAACTTTGTTCACAGATGATATGGAAGGAGAAGAAAGATTCTTTTCACCTGGTAGGATTAGGATTGCAGCTATGTCAAGCCTGGATGGTGACGTGTCTTATGGTGATTTATGGATTACTTATCGTATCAAGTTCTGGAATGCCAGTAACAAGAGTCCTGATGGTGGATATGCAACGTATTTAGACGAAACCCCATCGAATTCAAATCTCACCACACCACTCTATCTTAGTAGAGTTGGTATGGCACGCACACAGGACAGCGACTTCTCGCTTATCTCCTACTCGGCTAGCCCAACTGACACCCTTGACTTCTCATCACTACTATCGACTGGTCAGTACTTTCAATTGTCCATACATGCTGATAATAATACTGCAACCAGTGCGTGGAATCTTGCACCCAGTAATTTCACGTTGGTGAACATAGCCCCTCTTGGACAGGGTTATCACGTCTCTGAATCTACGAATGGGTTTTTCATGACTTATTGTGGGTACCGATCCAGTAATGGAATTTGTACTTTCAAATTGGTGATACCTTCACCTACTGGATTGGTTCAATATAATAGACTGTGGATTCAATTTATTAGATTGAAATCTGTGTCACCCACACCACCCACGAGCTTGAATGCCTTCTCAAAGAAACAATATGAGATGATGAAACAACTGTTCATGAAGTTCAAACAGATAGGAATTGACAAGTTACTCCAAATGCAAGATGGAATGGTACCAGACAAGGAAGAGAATGAGGAAGAAGAGACCACTATTGTTGAGACCTCCACTTTCCGAATTGTTGAAACTAACCCAAACAACAACAACAACGCTGTTGGTAGATCACCCAACAGGTCGCGCTCAGGAACCATCACACCAAAGTAACAATACAAGCAAGAGACCCCCACCCGCTAACAATCGCTAGCACATGGATTATCACACTATACGCAATTTATTTAGATTTATTAGAGGCTTCCTAATAGGGTACTGCCTCATTTTCTTTACCATACTACTTACAACAAGATTACAAATCTTCGAC